TCTAAACAAGTGGGATGATTAGCACTCTGGAAGATAGCCATTGAGTGCTACTGATCCCTGATCCAAGTTTAAAAGCACTCAGTGTTGGTGACAATACAAGAGGGACTTGGATCTGGGATCAGTCATTGTTGACTGTGAGAATAAACACTAGAACACGGGTGAAGACTATTGGAATAGGCCCCCGATGAGACTGGATAACTGGCGGTCTCCAGGCCCCGCGTAGCATAGTGACTGATCATCATTCGCTGGGTTCAATGTTAATTATAAGTCCTGAAATTCTAGAAGAGGGCACATTGGATCCTGCGAATGATACCAAGTTAGGGGTACATATCTTGCCTATGGCATTTCCCTGGACCTAAGCAGTGACCTGAAAGGGTAGCGTCGATACTTGGACCAGCAGCGCTGGCTTCCCTGATCAGGATGGCGTTGCTGGTATATGAATTGCCACTTTAGAATGATTCTAAAAATCATTCTAAAGAAGGAGAGAGTTGAGCTTCAAGCCTCAAGCCGCAAGCAGCGCTTGACAATGGCTCAAGGATAATGTAGGATGTATTTAGAAAGGAATAAATATGAAAATATATAGTGAAGGTGAACAACTGAAGAGAATAGCAGATGCGTTGGAGCTGGTGATCCAGATGGTTAAGAAGGACCAGGAGGAGACTAGAGCACGCTTCGAAGAGCGATGGGATAAAGAAGATCAGGAGGCGGCTCAGTGAGCCGCCGTCCCGGCTGGGCCATGACTCAGGTATACGTGCAGCATGCTCGCTGGTTAGAGGACCAGGGCCCGAGCTACAAGCGACAAGCCACAAGCTGCAAGCGTCAGGCTGCAAGCTTGACAAGATTAAATTATAATGTTATTGTATCCTATAAACTAAAGGAGAGAAAGATATGAATACTAAGGAAGCATGGACCCTGGTTGGAGGGCTAAGTAAACCATCAAAGATGCCCGGCTGGGCAATTGGTATACCAGCTGCCGAATGCAAGACTGGCAACAAATTAAAATTAATACCTAACTCAGTATGCTCAGGTTGTTATGCTGAAAAAGGTTGTTATGTTTTCGCGGTTGTACAAGCCGCTCAATACAAGCGCCTGAAGGCAATAGCTCACCCGCAATGGGTTGAAGCAATGGCAACGCTAATCAATTCTAAAAAGCCTGATGTCTTTAGATGGCATGACAGCGGCGACGTTCAGGACGTGGACCATCTAGAGAAGATCTTCAAAGTCTGTGAGCTAACACCCAGCAAAAGACACTGGATGCCGACACGTGAAGCGTGGATCAAGGACCATATGCACAAGGCGCCAGCTAATTTAGTTGTAAGATTTTCATCACCGATGATTGATCAAGGACCAGTGAAGAGCTGGGCCAATACGTCAACAGTCTCGACGAAGAGTCGAAGCTGTCCAGCCCCTGACAATAACAATGAATGCGGTGATTGCCGAGCTTGCTGGGACCCGCTTGTCAAAAATATTGAATATGGTAAACACTAGCATGTTTGTATTTAAACATCCAAAATATTATAAAGAATTACGGACGCGTAATAAATCGGATCAGGCCATTAGCAATAACGACGGGCTAGCGCAGCCGGTGAGCGTGCGCCCTGGTCCGGGCCACAAGCATCAAGCTACAAGCAGCAAGCCACAAGCTCCAAGCATCAAGCTTTCGAACCAACCTGAGCAAGCAACAAGCCACAAGCTTCAAGCCCCAAGCAACAAGCGTCAAGCTTAAAGCCACAAGCTTCAAGCTCCATGATCCTTGAACCACGGAAAAGTTTCACGGTACCCGGACCGAGGGCCTCTACCATGATGAAGGTGTTGTGTGGATGCCTAACATGAAAGGCTATTTGGTGGGGTGAGAACCTTATTTTATTCCCCTTGCATACCTTTAATTCTACAGTGAAAAAGTGCCCAGAATTATTATACCCCAATAGATCGGGAGTACCAAGTAAGCTATTATTTTCCAGTCTAATCCACGAAATATCTTTAATAGTTTTTTTAACTTTTGCATAAAATTTAGCCTCTGGTTTCAAGGGAATTTAGTAGTCCCGTTGTAACTTATCAGGTAAGATTAGAGCAGATGGTTTTTCAGTTTTCATAACCAATCTATGTGCACTATGACCAGGTTGACCGATGATTGGAGTAGAATTTTCATGTACTTCCATTCTTCGAATAGCATGTAACTTTCCATTTATCTCTACGTAGATGACAGCGTTCTTAACTGCGTCTGAACCTTTCGTAAAGTTGCTTAGAAACAACTGCAAGTCTTGTACTCTCATGAATTTTTTCTTAACTTGATAGATAGATCCTCTATCACTTTTTTATAACCTTGCAAGAGATTTTTGTTTTTTTCATTCTCAGATGCAATTTTCTTCAATTCAAAGATTTCTTGTCTTTGTGTTTCAGTTAAAGTCTTATATCCTTCAATAATGTCTTGTAACTCGTCTGAACTTTTATGTACTTTCATTCTTGACATTATAGGATAGTTCCCTTAAATTGTCAACATGGGTGTACCAAAAAGATTAACAGAAATGCAACAACGATTCGCTGAGTATTTAGTATTCGGTGGACCAGAAGGACCAATGACTAAACGTGAAGCTGCTATTGCTGCTGGTTACAGTAAGGATAGAGCAATGCGAGAAGGATCAGAACTAACTAATCCAAAATACTCACCGCTTGTTGTAAAATATATTGGTGAACTCAAAGAAGAAAGATTAAGAAAACATGAAGTGACTTATGAAGGTCACCTGGCTGAACTTGCAAGACTTAGAGAGGCTGCTTTGAAAAAAGGATCATTCTCTTCAGCAGTGAACGCGGAAGCAAACAGAGGAAAAGCAGCAGGATTATACATAGATAGGAAAATAATAAAAACAGGAAAATTAGAGGACATGTCAGAACAAGAGCTAGAAGCAAAAATGAAACAAATTTTAGACGACTACGGATCTCTAATAAATGTAACCCCATCTACAACTTCGTTATCTTCTTCACCCACGGAAGAGGAATCATCGTCCGATCCCCAAAAGTAATACCGTCTTCATCTTTGTCATAAGATGCAAATAATTTAATTGAATTTTTATCTTTAGAATACAACCAACCCTCGTTTACAGGAGTTGCTAACTTCATTTTATTAAATTCTTTATCGTTAGCCCAGGCAGAGTCACTTACGCAGTCGACCCACTCCACTCTAACCTTTTGAAAAGGTATATCAGGAGTCGTCTCAGTGTTGATAGCTTTTCTTCTTTTCTTAGGCATAAACTTTTATACATCTGCGAACCTTATATGACAAATTATAATTTTTCATGCGCTAGACAAAAAATATTTTTGAAAGTTCGCAAAACTTAAAAATTGAGCTATTAGTGTTGGTATACTTGAATAATACGCGCCGAACCCTAAGTTCGCAAGGCTTCGCATTGGCGTAAAATGGGTTCGCAAAACAGGGGGTAGGGTTCGCACTTTTGTGGCAAAAATGTGGCAAAGGTCATATTTGAACACAATTTGGACACAATTGACCTGTTTTTTACAAAAAGTGCGAAGGCTCCCGAACCCTAAGTTCGCACTTTTGGGCATTTCCCGAACCCTAAAGTTCGCAAAATAATTTAGAATAATTCTAAAGAACAAATTTATTTTTTTTATTGTTGCCATACTTACGCTCATATTCCGCCTCAATTTGTATCATAAGGTCCGTGATCCCTGTTTCGTCAAGCTTGACCACAGTCTCCATGGCCTTTGCAACAAGGTCCTTTCTGTATTTTATAGCCTTATTCCTGGTCTGTACTTCGTGGATCCCCCACCTCGTTTGATCTGTCATGCTTTCCTCCTTTTAAAAATTGACCGTTTTTACCTCTTACTATATTCTTTCTACCTTTCTTATCTCTTTTATCATTTTCAGGTCTAGCTTGAACTAAACACTCCATAGACTTAGTGTATAAACCTTCACCCCAAAGCCATCCGGCATGATTCTGTAATATTTTATTTAAACTCTTCTTCTGTAATTTTGACATTTGCTTTCTCTTTCTCATCGTTAATTAGGTCATGATACATGTCTAATCTTTTCAAAAACGCATGTTTCCAGCGTCTAAGTTCTGGTCCCTCTACCTTAAATTCTTGGTAATATAAGTCAGGCGTGCATACCATGATAACTCCTTGTTTAATTTCGGAGCCGTAGACGTAGTCGTGTGCCATGGCGTATGCTGCAATTTGCAAATAATAATCTTCGATCCATTCTTTCTTTTTCGGACGGTTAGCCTGCTTGAAGTCAACAACAGTTTCCATACCGTTATGATTACAGATAAGGTCTGTCTGACCTGCGTATAAGCCCGGATAATGTAACGTAACTTCGGAACCATAATACTCTTCGACCGGCGCAAGACCGATCTCCATAATTTTTTTGGCCATGGGCAACGCCGCTTGTCCGAGTTCTGTAAGATCATCGTAACCAACATCGGTAATAAATGATTCGAGAAATTTGTGCATACTGGTACCCCTTGCACTAGATACATTCTTGATTCTGTCTGCTTCTTGTTCACCGACTTTGGCCTTCCACTTAGTTAAAAATTCTGTATTTTTCGTGGCGCCTAATATCGTAGTTACACTAGGAAGTCTATAAGAATTTATCTCGTAAACTCTTTTTCCTGTGTCAGGGTCCGTGATTTGTTTACCCTCAAAGTAATCGTACTTGTTACTCTTTTTCATTGAATAGACCTTCCTAAATCTGTGACATAATAAATTCTAGCTTTTCTTCCACTTCTAGTAAGTCTAGTTCTAAATGTATTTTTATCTTCTTCTAATTTATGGGTAAGGTATGGTGGAGTACATTTAGATAAATCATATAAACGAGCAGATGCTGTCTGATGTTTCATATTTAATATTTCTTCAACTTGATCACAAGTTAAACCATTAATATGTTCTTTTACACATCGTAAAACTTTTAAACGCATACTATCTATTTGATTATCAACAGAAATAGCAGCCTCTTGAGAGGTTTCTGTATCATTAAAAAGTAGTCCGTGATCAATGTTTAATTTATTATTTTTCTTCATTATCTAATTCTTTCCTTTCTTCTTCATAACTTTCCATAAGTTCTTCATGTAAGGTTTTTTCTTTTTTACCAAATATTTTATCAAAGTTTTTTTTATATAAATCAGTAGATGGTCTTGATCTACCATCCCATTGTCTACCTTTTTCTTTTGTAGCCATAACCCTTTCTCCTATCACTATATAATTTACACCAGGACCAACTTGTTAGTTTAGTTGACCAATGGTTTACAAAATATAAAAAATTATAAATATATTTATCGAACATCTTGCCTTATTTGTTTATATTCTTCTAAAGATATTACATTATCCTTAAATGCTTTAGTTGTATAGTGCTCTATCACTTGTTGTATCTTAGG